AGCATGCTTACAAACACATTATATACCAATAATTTACAGAAATCAACATATAAATATAAAATTAATCAAATATTTACATTATGTCTATATTTTGTTTAAATATAAAGTGTAAAATATAAATGTAGTTTATGACTGTTTACCATCTTCTCATTATAAGTCCCCACTTGACTTATTAAGTTCAAGTGGGGATTTTAATTTTTAAAGACTTTCTGTTGCGTATCTGACAGAACGATAAAGGTCACATTTGAAATGTTACCTTAAAATTATGCCATCAACCATACAACCAGCGTTGATTCTGATAGCCTTGCTGATCGTTTCATGTTAATGTTAAGTCCGTGTATAAAATAGCGATTAGTTTTTTACGTTTTGAGTTTTTCGGTACAAGTGTCTCACTTAGTGTCTCACTGCTTAATTTTATATAAAAACAACGCCGCTTACAATTCCTTGCAAACGGCGTAAATACGGGGATTTGAAATGGTCTGAGTGACGGGACTTGAACCCACGGCCTCTACCACCCCAAAGTGGCGAATTATATTTAATATTTTTTAGTAGTGCGGAACAAACGGCTTGTTTACGTTGTTTTGTTAATTTATCATTTAGTCTTTTTTAGTGACTTTTACTTATTTTTTGCCTTAATAGTGCCCTAATAGTGCCCTCGATTTTTATAGGGCACTATTTTTTATGCCTGTTTTTTATCTTTTGATTTTTGCGTAATTAACATATCCTGAAGAACATTAGCCGCCTGCTCGTCCGCTTCTGAAATGTAATGAAGATATTTATTAGTGGTCGTAATATCTCCGTGTCCTAAACGCTCTTGTACTTGCTTTATATTTACACCGCCGTATAAAAGCAATGTTGCTGACGTATGACGTAAGCTATGCAATTTACGGTGTTTTAAATGATTCCTTTCAAGAAACTTTGAAAATTGTTTTGTCGGAGTTTGAGGATTCATAATTTCTCCGTTATCCTGAGTGAACAGCCAATCGTGCTCGTTCCATTGATTACCGAAAGTTTCAGCTTGCTTATCCTTTTCGGATCTTAGAAGTCTTACAAGGTCAATGCAGTAAGGATTAACAGCAACGGTTCTGACTTCATAATCTTTAGGGGCTTTTATCTGAGTAGGCTTGCCTTTTAGCTTGACTGCCGCCCTTTCAATAGTAACTTTATTGTTCACATAATCAAAATCACTGAATTTAAGGGCGGTAAGTTCTCCACGGCGTGCGCCTGTCATAATGGCTAATTGTATAAATACCTGAAACTGTAAGTCCTCTAGCTCCAGAAGTGACAACATTTCAGCAGCTTCTTGTTTAGTAAAGATTTCTATTTTTGGTGCTACTACCCTAGGGATTGTCAATTTGTCTGCCTTAGCAGGAGACGTTGATATTAAATCTATTTTAACAGCCTGATTAAATATTGATTGCAAGATAGTCAGGTATCGTTTTATGGTGGCTGGAGACAATTTTCCTGCCGCTGGGGTTTTATCCCGATTCAATTTTATGTCTCCCTCGGCTAATTGCTTTATGAAAGATTGAATATGAATAGGTTTAATATTTTTTAACCGCAAATGACCCAACGCTGGCTTAAATAGTCTGTCAATAGCACTTTCATACATCTCTAATGTGGTGGGCGATAAACTCTCTTTCATAATATCTTTGTATTGATCACAAAAATCCGCAAAAATAATATTGGTGCTATCCCCAAATTGTCCTCGTTTACATTGCTCCTCAAACATAACAGCTTGCTTGTTAAGCTCCTTTTCAATCTGTTTAGCTGTCATATTGGGAGCGGGCTTGTAGGTCATTTCATATGGTTTTAATTTATTTCCTTTAACATCGTATCCACGAGAAACTCTAATCCTATAAGATATAATTTCGCCGTTTTTATTTTTGCGAGTGCTAATACTTGCCATATCCATTCTCCTTTTTTGTGCAACATGCACTAAAAAACATATTTAAAATTGACATTTTGAAACTTCCGTGCCAGGAAATACAACTTCTGTGCCAGACCTATTGAAATTGAAAAAAAGCCGAGTATAATAATAACTGTAATCCGGATTCGACAAAAAATACGAAAGGTCGCGTTGTTATGATTTGCATTTTAATTAATAAAATTCCCCTCCAGTGAGAGAGGGGAATAAAATTTATTTAACACATTTGTTACAAGGTGTAAGACCTTTTTTTATGGCGTCAGCATAAGAACATTCGTAATATGTACCACCATTACATTTACTGTTATAATGATAGCGCTTGCCAGTTTTTGTTATATAAACAACTGACGGAACACTTTTTACCGTTGTAGTCGTCGTTTTTTTAGTAGTTTTAACTGTTGTTTTAGTAGTAGGAGTTGTTGTTTTCTTAGTTGTCGTAACGACTGGAACGTTTTTTGAGGCAAGGTATTTTGCAATTGCAGCGGAATCTGCCGCCGTTATTTTACCATCATTGTTATAATCGGCATTAGGATATTTTGCAATAGTTACTGAATTACCGCTAATTGCTGCTTCAGCTAATTTTTTGGCAATAAATGCGGCATCACTTGCACGAAGATATCCATCACCATTAGCATCACCTTTTACACCTGTTGCAGATACAGTCGAACTTGCCAAAGAACTTGAACCCGTTTTATAGTCTATTTCAATACCAGGCTGTGCATTATAACAATATACATTATAGCAGATACCTTCTCCGTTATCTTCTACAGAATATGCTTCTATCTGTACACCGTCTGCAACAAGATTATTGTCCTCAAAATCAGGCGTAACACGATACAAAACATGATTATCTGTTTCATCTACATAATCATCTACAGCATTTTCAAAAGGAAGCATACCATCAATATTAAGATATCTTGTTCCGGTAATCAAGTTTTTTTCATTTGCATTTTCTCCGGCAAGCTGATAGCCTATTAAATGACAACGATTATATAAGTATTTACCATCAACGCAGTCATATTTTACGCTATGCCAGCCTGACGGCTTTACTGAACCAATTTCCCCTCTTGGTTCAGTTGGCATAATATCGGTACAAACATTAGCATAGGCTATGCCACATCTTCCCAACGAATCAAGTTCACTGTAAATTTCAAACGTATCAGTAGTTATATCAGAATCAGTAAAATAAGGCTTGTTACCATTAATCTCTACATATGGTTCATCACTAAATTCAGGAACATCTACTACTGATATAATAGTTTTTGGTGACAATGCATTGACAGGTGTAACGCTCATTGTAAAAGCTGAGGTTAAACAACTAGCTGCCAATAGCGCTGTTAATAATTTTTTTACCTTCATATATAACACTCCTAAAATAATTTATTTATTAAAATTGTATCATATATGGTAATATTTAGCAATTAGTGTAATACAAGAAAAATTATATATAATTTTGGTGAAAAGTGACAAAAATCAACTCCAGTGAGGGAGTTAATCGATTTTATTGCCACAATAAGGGCAGTAATGTTTTATTTTTTCTTCATTTTTTTGACTTTCAACTAATTCTGAAAATCCTGACGTAATAATTCCTGTTGGAACTGCAACAAGACCAATCCCAAGAATAGCAATAACCGCAGATAAAAATTTTCCTATGGCAGTAATCGGGTATATATCACCATATCCTACAGTAGTTAATGTAGCAATTGACCACCATAAAGCTTGAAAAACATTGCTGAATGTTTCAGGCTGGGCTTCATGTTCAAAATTATACATCAATACAGATGCAATAATCATCATCAGTGCAACAATTAACATTGAAGAAATTAACTGCGGCGCTTTGTTTTTGAACACTTTGACAATAGTACTTAAAGCTGAGGTATATCTGTTGATTTTAAAAATCCGAAATAATCTAATCATTCTTAAAACTCTAAGTATTCTTAAATCGATAGAAATAACCATAGGCAAATAAAATGGCAATATAGCTAATAAATCAATAATAGCCATAAAAGAAAAAATATATTTTATTCTTGCAGTATATGATTTCATTTCTGGATATAAACAATCCGCAGTCCATATTCGTGCCACATATTCAAGGGTAAAAATAATAATTGATATTGTTTCTATACACGTTGAAATTAATTTTAGATTTTTTGGTAAATTAAATGTATCGGCAATAACAGTAATAACATTTATAGATATTAAAATAATAATTAATAAATCGAAAATATGGCTCAATTTATCACCAGTTTTGGATAATTCAATTATTTCAAATACTCTTTTTTTTACTTTTGTCAACATAATCATCTCCTAGTATAATTAATAATTATACTATATATGACAGTGTTTTACAATTGTCACAATATGAGAAAATATATACTCATTTTTAGAAAAAATGCTAAAACTTAAAAATGGTTTACAAAACTATTGACATTTTAAAACAAACGTTCTATAATATAAACAAACGTTCTCAGAAAGGAGGTCAAATAAGATGACTGTTAGTGAACGTAACTTGATAATCGATGATATTATATCAATGCTTCAAAAGATGGAGAAAAATAATTCAAAACAGGAAGAACAAGAAATTAATCTTGCTCCTCGTTTGAATTGCGTTTCCAATAAAGATACTTTACATAATTATGTAGTTCGATAAGTTCATTATCGCTTAGTGAATTAAGCTGGATTCTAAGAGCTTCCCATTTATTATCAATAAAATGGGGAGCTTTTTCTTTTTCCTGAATATATTCAGAATAAAATTCTTCCGGATCACAATTTAAGTATTTACATATACTTAAAAATTTTTCAATTTCTACTTTGTTGTTATCTCTTGAAATAATACTACTTAATGTAGTCTTAGGAATACCAACGGCTTTAGCAAGTTCAGATTGTTTAATATTTTTCTCTTTCATTTTTTTTTCAAGTAATTTTCCAAAACCCATTTAAATCACACTCCTATATATAAATATACCATATTTTTAAAAGAAAATCAATATTGCTGTACGATTATTCGTACTGATTAATGGATATTCGTATAATATAGCCAAAAATGCGTATATATTTTGTGCATTAGGTAGAAATACGAATTTGCGTATAAATTTGCTTGACATCGTACGCAAATTCGGCTATAATATAAACATGGAACGAAAAAGCGTTCTAAAAATAACGGAGGTGAATAATATGTACGCAAATTTGTTAAACAGTTTAAATTATAAAGGGATTTCTGTTAATGCTGCTGCGAAAGTTGTTGGAATGCCAGAATCTACATTAAGAACGAAAATTTATGAACGTAGTTTTGACTTAGAAGAAGCCTTTATGATTAGAGACAACCTTTTTCCGGAATATGATATAAGATATTTATTTGAACGCACAGAAACCAAGTCAGCGTAAGAAAGGAGTTGATAAACATGAAAATTGACGAAGTGCCGGATATGGCGACAATCAAGGAAACGGCTGAAATTTTTAAATTGCCGGAATATTTTGTTAGACAGTTAGTCAAAAGCGGCAAAGTAATTGCAATAAAATCAGGGCGCAAAATATTTGTTAATGTAGGGAAATTTGCCGAGCTATTAAATACCAACATGATTAATGCAGACGAAGACCAAAATGAATTATCATTTGGTATAAAACCTATAAAAGAATAACTAAAAAATCAAGGAGAAAACCAATGAACAATTGAAGGAAGTGAAACCAATGAGGATAAAAAGGGAATATAAAACACTGATACCGCCGTTATCGCCGGAAGAATATCAGTATCTTGAAGAGAACATATTAAAAGACGGTGTAAGGGAACCGTTAGTGGTTTGGGGAGATATCTTGATAGACGGGCATAATCGCTATGAAATTTGTCAAAAACATGGGATTACATATAAAACCGTTAATAAAGATTTTGAATCAGATGAAGAAGCTGAGCGGTGGATCATATTAAATCAGTTCGGAAGAAGAAATCTTACAAAATTTCAGCGGAGCGAGCTTGCCTTGAAATTGAAACCTATGCTTGCGGTACAGGCTAAGGAAAGGCAAAAGATATATTGCGGAAATCAGTATGACAAAAAAAGTGGACTTAGGCAGAATTCTGTACAAGTCCAAAAAGGTAAAACCAGTGATGACATTGCTAAAATAGCAGGAGTGTCAAGAGATACAATTAGCAAAGTGTCTGTGATACAAGAAAAAGGCTCTCCGGAACAAATCGAAAGAGCCAGAACAGGCGGTAAGGGGAACACTGTAAACGCCATATATCACGAAATAACAACTAAGTCCAAAGAGACTAAGGTTTGCAACAAATGCGGTAATGAAAAGCCCGCCGACGAATTCTATGCAGGTAAAAATGTTTGTAAACAATGCCGTAACAAGCAGAAGAGAATGGCAAAACCTATAACAGATTTTAAAGGAGACGTAACTGCAACTATGGATGACAAAATAAAAAATGCAGATGTAGACAGTATCATTAATAGTTTGTACGATACAAATACACCGGTTGAATTAACATCTGATGATCTGGCAGAAGATATTTTGTGTGTAGTATCAAATTTCGCTGGTGATATTGACAGATGTATAGAGGAATATGACGTGACAATAACAGAAGAAAACGGTAAAAAAATAAAGGCTGCTCTGGAGAAAGCAGAAGCAGCAATACAAAAAATGAAAGGAAATATTAACTATGAATAATTATAACACAAAATTTAAGTATTGTCAACTAAACGCCAGACTTTTGGTAGTAGACAAGGCATATCAAAGAGAAATTCAGCAGGACAGAGTAAAGAGAATAGTTGCTAATTTTAATCCTGCGCTAGTCAATCCAATAAAGGTGTCTCATAGAGACGGAAGATACTATGTTTTTGACGGTCAGCATACCCTTGCGTCATTAAGGATGCAAAATCATAGTCCAAGTTTGATGGTTGACTGTAAGGTTTATGAGGGACTTTCCCAAGAAGATGAAGCCAGACTGTTCGCTGAACAAAATGGGATATCTCGTGCAGTTGAAAGTATTGCAAAATTTAAGGCTCTTTATGCTGCAGGAGATGTAGATGTGGTTGAAATGGTAAGATTAGTTGAGCGCAGTGGATTTTATATGGATTTTTCTAAATCTAAAACGATTAACCGTATTACTGCGGTAGCCAAAACATATAAAGTATTTAAAGCCGTTTCATCGTCTGATTTTATAGAAATATTATCATTAATAAAAGAATCATGGGAGGGTATACCGGAAAGCCTGAACACTGAAATAATCGGTGGCATGTATCTGTTTTATAAAACCTATAAAGGTGAATATAAAAGAAAAACATTGGTAACGCAGCTATCAAAAGTAAGCCCTGCAATAATCATAAGAGAGGGAAAGGCGTTTTCAAATGGAGGTGATGCACGGTTTGCAAGACAGATATTAAATATTTATAACAAAAATTTAAGAACCAACAGGTTAGACGACAAAATTTAAAATCAAGGAGGAAAAAATGAATCAATTGAAGAAGAGGTCAGGGTATGAGGAAACAAGCGTTGCATTCGATATATTAGGTCAACCGAAACGTTGTAGTAACCCAGACTACATACCTAGCGATACAGAGTACAACGCACTGAGGGAAGTTTGCCCATGGTTGACAAATATGGGAAAACAAGTGAGAGTTGACAGAGCAGTTAAAAAATTTATTTAAGAAAAGAGGAATAAAAAATGAAAGGGTATAAAGGATTTGAGCCGGGGCTGATATGCCGAGGCAAACAGTACGCAGAAAATACAGTATTTGAGGAAGAAGAAGCAGAAATATGCAGTTATGGAATGCATTTTTGTGAAAACCCGTTTGATGTATTGGATTATTATGGCTTCATAAATGATACTGAGTTTGCAGAGGTTGAAGCATTAGAAGAAGTTAAAACCGATGATAATAGAAAATTCTGCACTAAAAAACTGAAAATAGGTGCAAAGCTGTCAATATCAAAATTTATAAATGCCTGTGTTGATTTTGCTATAGAAAAAACATCAACATGTATTGCTGAAAATAAAATAAGCAGCGGAAATCTTGCAAAGATAGGCAGTAGCGGAAATTTTGCGCAGATAGGCAGTAGCGGATATTACGCACAGATAGGCAGTAGCGGATATTACGCACAGATAGGCAGTAGCGGATATTCTGCGCAGATAGGCAGTAGCGGAAATTCTGCGCAGATAGGCAGTAGCGGAAATTCTGCAAAGATAGGCAGTAGCGGAAATTCTGCACAGATAGGCAGTAGCGGAAATTTTGCGCAGATAGGCAGTAGTGGAGATTACGCAAAGATAGGCAGCAGCGGATATTCTGCAAAGATAGGCAGCAGCGGATATTCTGCGCAGATAGGCAGTAGCGGAGATTCTGCGCAGATAGGCAGTAGCGGAAAAGATTGCGTTATCTGCTGCGCCGGTCACAATTCAGTCGTGAAAGCCAAAAAAGGCAGCTGGATTACGCTGGCTGAATGGGAATATTCTAAGGAAAAGGAACGTTATATTCCAAAATGCGTAAAAACGGAATTTGTGGACGGCGAACGAATTAAGGAAGATACGTTATATAAACTGATAGACGGTGAGTTTGTTGAGGTATAAAAAACCGCCTGCCCTGAGGCAACAGGGACAGGCAAAAGAAAAAATTTAAACAAATAAATGATAGCATGAAATAGAGGAAATGTCAAGGAGGAAAGGTCAATGGATAAGGAAAAATTAATTAAGGCGGAAAATCTCAATCATGGGATTAATGACATAAAATTTATAATCGGCAAAATTAATGATATTGAAAGCAACAATAGGGATATATATGTAACCAATTATAATTGTAGTGCTGTTATTCCACCGGAATTAAAAAATGTACTTATATTATTGTTAAAAAGTCATTATGAAGAAGCATTGCAAGAGCTGGAACAGGAATTTAAAGAATTGTAAGGAGGAAAAAACGATGACATTTACAGAAATGGTAACAAGGCTTGAGCGGCTTGAAGCGGAGAATAATTGTTTAAAAGCCGAATTAAAGAAGGCGTCAATCAACATTGACAAGTTAAGAGCAGAACGTGGCATACTACTAAAGATAGGCAATTGATACCGAGAATTAACACTAAAACTTATGAAAAAATGTTTAAAATATGTGCTAACAGCAAAGGGGAAATTGTCAAGGGCACTAATGAAGACGGTAGCAAAATATTTACAAGATTTTGGCGTGGTGTTGCAATGATATTTAAGCCAACAATTGGTACCAGTACTGGAAGTACTGCTAATTATAAATTAGAACCGTTTGCGCTGCAAAGTCTCAGCGATGGAGAATTTGAAATTTTCGCAGAATTAATTAGTGACATAGTTGATATGATAGAAATTGCGCAAACAAATATGAAAAAATAGGAGGAAACCCAAATGTACACAGGGAAAACCCATACAGTATATGGAATAGCATATTTTAATGATGTCATATACAGTTCAATTTTTTACGAAAATAAGGACGATGCGGAACAGTTTGTAAATGACGGTATCGGCGAAAAAATTATAAAAGTACATCTGTCAGACGAATCATATAAAGTGTTAAAGAGAAAAGGAGTTATAAGATGAGCTGCATTTACGATTATGACAGTCCTTGCGAGTGTGATATTGAAGCATGCAGAACCTGTTATAAAAATCCGGACAAGCCGGAACCGGATTGCGATTTTATGAGAGATTTGGAAAGCGGTAAAGACTCATGATACTTGCAGATCCTAAAACCCATGATGAATGGTTATCAGCACGTTGTGCAGGTATTGGCGGAAGTGACGCGGCGTGTGTTCTGGGAATGAATAAGTACAAGACAAATGTGCAGTTATGGCAGGAAAAAACAGGTGTTTTCAAGCCGAAGGATATTTCAAATAAGCCTGCTGTTGCATACGGAAAGAATGCAGAAATCCATTTAAGAGAACTTTTCAGACTTGATTTTCCCCAATATGATATTGAATATCATGAATACAGAATGTATGCAAATGACAAATACCCGTTTATCTTTGCAACTCTGGACGGCGAATTGACTGATGAATCAGGCAAAAAGGGAATTCTCGAAATCAAGACTACAACAATTCAGAATTCTTCTCAATGGGACGAATGGGACGGTGGAGTTCCGCAAAATTATTACATACAGGTATTGCATCAGATGCTTGCTACAGGCTGGAATTTTGCAGTACTAAAGGCACATATCAGGTATTTTAAAAATAATGATATATGCACCGCAACCAGACATTATTTCATTGACCGTAATGAAGTGCAAGAGGATATAAAAACACTCCTCGAAGCTGAAATTAAGTTTTGGGAGCATGTACAACATAAAACAAAACCGGCATTGATTTTGCCGGAGATTTAGGAGGGAAACAATGGACTTTAAATTACAAACGGACTTGAACACTTTGCCGTCTGTTATAGAATTTAACTATAGTGAACTAAAAGCCGAGATGACTGAAAGACTAAAATATTACAATAATTTAGTGGTTTCAGAAAACAGCATTAAGTCGGCAAAAGCTGATAAAGCAAATTTAAATAAATTAATAGCAGCCATTGAAAGTGAACGAAAAGAAGTCAAAAGACGTTGCCTTGAACCGTATAACGATTTTGAAGCTAAATGTAAAGAACTTGTTATGTTAGTCAAAGCCCCTGTTGTTGCAATTGATAATCAAATAAAAGAATTTGAAAACATAAAGAAGCAAGAAAAATATGACGAACTGAAATCTTGCTTTGATCATTACATAGGAGATATGGCTGATATCATTAAATTTGATAAGATTCTTAATCCTAAATGGGGCAATGCCACAGCAAAAATTGATACCCTGAAAGCGGAAATTGAAAATAATATCGACCATATCAAGAAGGAACTTGAAACGCTTAATACCGAATATGCAGACAAGCCGTATAAAGCCGCTGTGATTTCCGAGTACTGCAAAGAATACAGTACAAGTCAGGCATTGGTATATGCCGCACAGCTTCAGCGTGAAGAAGAAATGCAGAAGAAAGTTCTTGAACAGACAAAAACGCAACCAGTACAGCAGGAAGTTGTTCAGACTGTTTCAGCATCGCAATCCCAGCAGCCTAAAGAACAGTTGGGAACATGTGCATTTCGTGTAATTGGAACATATAATCAGATTAAAAACTTACGTAAATTTATGGTAGATAACGGTATTAAATTTGAGACGATTAAAACGGAGGGAAATTAAAATGGCAGTAAAAAACAGTTTAGTTAAACCGGGTGAAAAAAAAGTCCCGTTCACAGTTCAGCTTCAAAGCAAAAGTTATCAGAATCTAATTAATACAACACTCCGAGATAAAAACACAGCTAACCGCTTTATTGCTTCTATTACATCGGCAGTGAGTGCCAATCCTGCGCTACAGGAATGTGATGCCGGTTCAATTCTTTCAGCTGGATTACTTGGCGAGGGCTTGAAGCTTTCCCCGTCTCCACAGTTGGGACAGTATTATTTAGTACCGTTTAATGATAATAAAAACGGGCGAAAAGTTGCACAATTTCAGCTAGGATACAAAGGATACATACAGCTTGCGATTCGTTCTGGTCAGTACAAGAAATTAAATGTATTGCCGATAAAACAAGGAGAATTGATACACTTTAATTCTCTTGAGGAAGACATTGAAGTGCAGTTGATTGAAAATGAAATTGACCGTGAAAATGCTCCTACAATCGGATATTATGCAATGTTTGAATATATAAACGGCTTTAAAAAGGCTATTTATTGGAGTAAAGAAAAAATGGAATCTCACGCTGAAAAGTATTCAAAAGGATATCAAAAGCGTTCCGGTTATACATTCTGGGAGAAAGATTTTGACGGAATGGCTTGCAAAACCATGTTAAGACAATTAATCAGCAAATGGGGTATTATGTCAATAGAAATGGAAAAAGCCGTTACAAATGATATGGCAGTTATTAATGAACAGGGTGAAGCGGAATATGTAGAAACAATTCCTGAAACCGGAGAAGTTATTGAAACAGAAGAAGTTGTGGAATCAGTCACTACTGAGCAGCCGCCTCTTGATGATTTTTCCAGTATAATGGAGGGATAACGTATGCTGAACAGAGTGATATTAATGGGTCGGCTGACTGCCGATCCTGAGCTAAGACAAACGCAAAGCGGTATTTCATTTGTAAAATTCAATATAGCCGTGGACAGAAAATTTAAAAATGATAACGGCGAACATCAAACGGATTTTATTAGTGTTACTGCATGGAGAAAGACTGCTGAATTTGTAAGCAGATATTTTTCCAAGGGACAGATGATTGTCATTGAGGGAAGTTTAAGAAACAATAATTATGAAGACCAAAACGGAGTAAAGCATTATTCCATGGACGTGTTGGCAGACAGCGTTTCATTTGCAGGCAGCAGGAACGATAATAATTATACTGCAAATACACCGCAAACCACACAGGTATCAAATCCGGTAGAAGACGTTCAACTCGGAGATCTAGCCGATTTTGAGGAGGTAATTGCCGGTGATGATCCGCCGTTTTAAAAGTTACAATTTGATTACAAAATAAAGTTAATTGCATATTTTAATGCAAATTCAGCAGTGAATCTGCCCATTAGTGAGGGGGTGAAAGGTTGGAAGAAAAAAGAAGTTTTATACTATACAGCAGTTACATGGAACAATTTAATGAGTTATCAGATGAACAAGCAGGTAAACTTATCAAGGCAATATTTATGTATGCAGAGAAAAAAATTATACCAGAATTTGATGATGGTATGGTAAAAATGGCATTCAGCTTTATAAAAAGCAGGATTGACTTGGATTTGGAAAAATGGAATAAAACTCGTGAAAAACGTTCCGAAGCCGGAAGAAAAGGCGGCAAGCAAACCCAAGCAAATCAAGCAAATGCTTCTTTTGTTAAGCAAACCCAAGCAAATCAAGCTGTTAATGTAAATGATAATGTAAATGTAAATGATAATGTAATAAATATACCCCCTATATCCCCCAAGGGGGATAAGCCGAAGAAAAAACCTGAAACAGACTCTTTCAGTAAATCGTTTGATGATTTTTGGAAAGCGTATCCGAAGAAGGTTTCAAAGTCTAATGCGTTAAAGGCATGGAAAAAACTTAAACCAAACGACGATTTAGTCAGGGAAATCCTTTCTGCTTTGGAGAAGCAAAAACAATCTTCTCAGTGGCAAAAGGATAACGGACAGTTTATTCCATATCCTACAACATGGCTTAATGGTAAACGTTGGGAGGATGATTTAAATACAGGTGAGGAGGAATCCCATGAACACAATAGCAGACTATACGAAGGACTTCTCTGACGGAAACAAATTAAGCTATGAAGATTTTGCACGTAAGCGCTGCGATTGGTACAACGACACTCAGGGAAATCTTCCATACATAAACTGCGATATCTGCAAAAATAAGGGTTACATTGCAGAGCTTGATACGGATTTAAATGAGATCAGAGTTGAGTGTAAATGTATGTCAAAGCGAAAAAGCATAAAAAATCTTGAACTGAGCGGATTGGGAAATCTGATAAAAAAATATACGTTCAATGCGTATGAGACGTCAAAACCATGGCAATCGGAAATCAAGAAAAAGGCGTTGCTATTTACGGAAAATTCAGGCGATTCATGGTTTTATGCAGCAGGACAGTCCGGAAGCGGCAAGACCCATATATGCACTGCTATATGTACTAGGTTTATTTCATGCGGCAGGTCAGTAAGGTATAAAGTCTGGCGCAATTTGTTTCACGAACTGCAAAGTAATCAATTTGATGAAACAGAATATAAAAATAAATTTAAATCCATTTGCGATACTGATATTCTGTATATTGACGATTTTCTGAAATCCAATTCAAATAACAGTAAGTTCAGTGATGAATTGAATTTTGCATTTGAAATTATTAACAGCAGATATAACGCCAACAAAAAAACAATTATTTCGTCTGAACTGCTGATATCGGATATAAACAAATACGATCCTGCACTGGCTGGACGAATTGCAGAAAAATCAGCAGGGTTTACTATTCAAATCCAGAAAGACGATAATAAAAATTATAGGTTAAGGTGAGGCAGTGAAATACATAATTGACGAGATACCGCCTAGTAATAATAAATTTATAGGCAGGACGAATAAATGGGAGTATCAGGAAAAAAAGAAACATTGGGCGCAGTTGATTAATTTAAAATGCAGACCAAAACCCGAAAAAACGTTTGACAAAGCAACAGTAAAGATTACGTATTATTTTCGTACTAAAATAAGACATGATCCTGATAATTACAGCGGTAAGTTTATTCTTGACGGATTGGTCAAAGCCGGAATTATTGCTGATGACAGTTTTAATAATATTAATCTGATACTGTCCGGAAAGTACGATAAGGATAATCCAAGGACGGAAATTGAAATTATAGGAGGACGCCATGAATGAGATAAAAATGACGGTTAAAGAAGCCATAGAACAATTAGATGACTTAAAGCGTGACCGT